GGGTTGGAATGAAATGCCAGTTTGTATTGTAGAAGAATCTGATTTTGGTGAAACGCCAACAGAAATTGCTTCTAATATTATTATCGCTGGAAGTTATGCTAATCGTCGCAGCCCTATTATAACCCAAGAAAATTCAGACGACGATTTAGTTTTTCAGATGGGTAATTATTTGGTTGTTCAGGGATTAGATATCTCCCATGAGACTGCACGTGATTACATACGAGATCTATTGACAACTGAGTTTGCTGAAAGTGCTGGTTCTAAAACTAAAGCGTCTGGCATCGTAACAAAGATCTTTAATCAATATGATAAAGAACAAAATGAATTATCTATCACAAAGAACATGAAGGTGTATAGCGATTCTGAATTGAAAAAATATTGTTTTGATAAGTATGAAAGTAAAGGTATATCTACTATTCACTCTACTATGAGTAGCATGGCTCACTTTACACCTTTGGGTTTTGTTTTTCACCACGCGAGTCATATGATAACTCTACCAAAGAAATTAGCAATTGTTCTTCATTGTAGAACAAAAAATGAATACGTTAAAACGCAGAGTGCTGATAAAGTTGCTGCTATGCAACGTGTTATTGATAATTATAAATTACCAGTCATTATTGACGTGTTACCCTCATTTGATGAATAATGGATTACAGACAGCCACAAAATAACAGAGAAGCGTTCATCCGCTGGTACGCATGGTCATTAAAGTATGATGACTGTGACCCAGCTGTTTGGTGTACGAACTATCTCAACAAACGCTACGAGCATAATGACGAACAACGTCTTTGGCTCGCTTGGTTATATGGTAACACTTATCAACTACCAACTGCGTGGGTACTGATGAATGAGTTTCCTGATTATGAATTAGCAACAGTTGATCGTATTACTCAGTGGAATACTACTAACTACAAACGATTACGCTATCAAACAGATACTAAGTGGAACAAGGGGCATCTGCCTGCTATGTTTGCTTCATATCAACAGTTTATTGGTGGCATATCTCAACGAGAAAGATTAGAAAGATTTTATGCAGACAATGAGGAAGCAAACTTTGATAACCTGTGGGAAAGCGTTAAGTCTGGGCTGCATAAGTTTGGTCGTTATTCCACTTGGTTTTATCTTCAGCATCTTAAGCATACCGCTGGTATTCGCATCAGCCCTACTAGTCTCATGCTGGATGATTATGATGGCTCTCGCTCTCATCGTAATGGATTACTTTGCGCCCTCGGCAGACACGACGATGTGGATAGAAAACTCACTGCTGTCGAGTATGCGTCTCTTGAGTCAGAAGCCAGATATATTTTGCAGGAAACAAAAGATAGATTCCCAGATTTGGAAACGCAAGTAGACTTCTTTACAATGGAAACTTGCCTATGTTCATTTAAGAAAATCTTTAGAGCACATCATGGACGTTACCTTGGTTACTACTTAGATCGTCAGGCTGAGGAGATTATCAAAGCCGAAGGTGATGGTTGGTATGGTATTGATTGGGATGTTCTTTGGCAAGCAAGAGAAGAAACTATTGATATTCGTCTAGATGACAAGTATGGTATTGATAAAGAAAAGTTTCCTGCATTTATAAATTCAGGTAGAATAGAAAACTTGGAATGGATGTTTGATGATGAAGAACCTATGTTGATTGGATTGGAGAATTTTTAATGGCTATTACTAAAGGACAACTGACTGGACTTACTGGTGCTATGTATGAAGATATGAGTAGTACAATCACAATGCCAATGACTATGGGTAGCGCAAGTACTATTACTACCAGTTCTGGTATTATCTCACCAATGCGCACTCCAACTGAAGTTATTTTAGATCGTTATCAGTTGAATGAAATAACTGTTCAGCATCGTGTTCAAGAGTTTGAACTTATGAAACTACGAGAAAGTAATATAGATTATGCTTCTGAGATTAAACATAATCTAGCAAAGTTGGCTTCTGAAGAAGTTACCAATAAAATGACCTTCACTAAGAAAACTGAAATAGATAGCGACACACACTCATTCCGTGGACGTGTTTGGGTTTTTAGTAAAGAAGAACTGATTAAAATGATTGAGGAAATTAGAAATGGCATTTAATGAGAACGTAGGTGTAGTTGACACCATTAATGTAGAAAGGGTAACTAATCCTATGAAGACCAGAAAGATTATCGCAGTTGGTGGTTCACCTGGAACTGGCAAGACTACTTTGTTCCGTAAGTTTATGGAAGATAAAACATGGCTAGAAGTTTCTCCTGCTAAGTTGGTAAATGCCTCTTATAATACCGAACGAGATCTATACATTCTAGGTAAATATGACGAGGGTGAAACCTTTGCTGGAACCGATCGACTTTCTATGGCTGTTCAGCCACCTCTTCAAGAATGGGTTGCCTCCCATAACTGTAATATCCTCTTTGAGGGAGATCGGGTATTTAACCAATCGTTCTTAGAGTTCTGTATGGGTCTACCGAATACCCAACTAGAAGTTGTATTCCTAAAGGCTCCAAAGGATATTCTAGAACAAAGATATCGAGATCGTGGATCCGATCAGTCCGAGCAATTCCTACGTGGAAGAGAAACTAAATATAGTAACTTGATGTCTAATTTTGACCTTATGCCATATATTACTGAGTTTGCAAATACTAACTTAGAGGAGCAGGAGAAGGTTCTTGCATTTTTGGAGAAGCAATTTAGTTAAGCAAGTATCTTCTGGGAACCATGAAATTCCTAGAGAACGCAACTTACGACTGGATGGACTTACTCAACTTCAATGAGCGTCCATTTAGAGCAAAACTCATTCCAGCAAAAGTATGGGCAGATCTAGATAATTATAAAAACGATCAAGTCGGTCTTTCGAATTACGTCAGAAAATGGCGTACCAAAATACAATGGTGTAAAGAAAAGTCCAAAGCAAAGTGGACTGAAGAATATATTGCGATTGGTGGGGAATACGATCCAGAAAATCGCCAATGCGCCATTCACATCTATACCGAAAAGTTCAATACCTTTCACTTTACTAAGTCTAGTTGGGATAAATTTAAACTAAGATTTATTCAAACTCTGATGCATGAGATGATTCACTTCATGCAGTTTGATAGACGTGGGGATGAATGGAGTACTTACGTTGTTCCATATAGAAAAGTAGGAATAGCAAAGAAAGATTCTCAGAGAGCATATCTTTCTGAGTTTGATGAGATACAAGCATATGCGCATTGTGTGTATCTAGACTTTAAAATGCGCAGACCAAATGTGGATATCAACGTCCTGTTGAATCGTTATAAAGTTAAACGAGATTCTCCCACACTTCACTATTTCTTAAAGTCATTCGACTACGATTTAAGAAACAACATCGCCACTCGTAAGATCATAGACCAGATCGGTAAATGGGATCGCAAGTATAATAGACTGACCTAAATATCAAATTATAAGGTATACTAGGTTATTATGACGATCAAGAAAAAACTACTTACGCCTTCAAAGTTTAATTTAAATACAATGAAGCCGATGACTTCTGCTCAAATAGAAGCAGTCGTGACAAAACAAATAAAGACATTAGATTTAACACCTGCTGCTAAAGAGGCATGTAATTATATTATTAAACAATCAGTAGCTGGTAATCAAACCTTTGTTGGAAAATTTGCTGGGTTAACACCTCAAGATATTGGCGTAATAACTTCTGATTTTGGAGAAGTTGCTGGTGCTCTTTATATGTTAAATTCTGGACAAAAATATACTCATGCTAAGTTTCCAACAGATGAAAATGCACGTCTTGTAGATTATTATTTGGTAAGAGATGGAATTGATGAAAAAATCTCTGCCAAGGCTGGAGAAGGTGGCGCACCTGCCATTACTGCAGTTGAAAAGGCATTAGATTCTATGGATCCAACCTCACTAACACCAAAACTTAAAAAGGCATTGGCTGTTCTTCAGTTAATTAGTAAGGGAACTGTTTATGGTGGAGTTTTAGAAGTAGCAAAATATTTAAAGATGCCAGGGTATGCAGAGTTGATAAAGTTGCTTTCTAGAAAAGATTTAAAAACTGGATATACAGGAACAAAAATACCTGAACAAGATTCTCTTATTAAAGCAGTTGATGCTATGGGTAGTTTTGACTCTGCTATGAAAATATGTAAACCACTATTTGCTGCTGCTAAATTTACACTAGGTGGCGCAGATAAGATGAAGTCTGTTTTTGCAGGAACTGCTAGTTCCAGATATAAAAAATGGGGTATGGTCCACTTTCCAATAACCAGTGAAGTTATGGGATGGTTGAACGATACAAAAAATGGAGCAACAGAAATCCTAACAATGGCTGCTAGAACATTAACCGTAAATCAAATTTACTTAGATTATAAGGGTGGTAATCTTATGTATACGGTTCATACCTTCTCGGACGCAGACTTTAAATTCCATTCTCCATCTAGTACTCCAAATCCAGTTGGTAACAGGATTGGTATGAAGATGATTAAAACTGCAACCAAAAGTAAAAAATAACTAAATAACATATAACACTATTAAATTGATGGATTAAATGAAAGATTATAGACAATTAATTAGAGAACTACCGAGTAAAACGATAGTTCTAGCCTGTTCTAAGTTCAACCCTCCGACTATCGGACATGAACTCTTAATCAAGGCTGTCAAATCTGTAGCTGAGCAGAAGAATGCTAGTTACGCCATCTATGCGTCCGATATCAGCGACGCTAAAAAGAATCCATTAATAGTAGAAAAGAAGTTACAGTATTTGAATCTGTTGTTTCCGAACACCACTTTCTCTACTTACTCAGATAACCTAAGTGAAGTAGTTTCTAAATTAAAAGAAACATACCGTAATGTTATCGTTGTAACAAGCGCAGATAAAGTTGTCTCATTAAAAAGATCTTTGAAAGAAGCCACTGTTATTTCAGCTTTTGCAAAAGATCCTGACAGCGAAGATTCTACTCGTAACTATGCAGTCAAGGGATTATACGAGGATTTTAAAAATAATTTACCATCATCAATTCGCGATATTGATTCTCGTAGATTGATGAATGATATTAGAATTGGTTCAGGACTTGAGCCAATCAAAGAAGAAATTAAGTTTGTTAAAGATGAACTACGTGAACAGTATTTCCGTGGTGAAATCTTTAATGTTGGCGAGCAAGTGGAATCCGATGGTGAACAATATGAAATTGTTAAGCGTGGATCTAATCACCTTTTATTAAAAGAATCTACTGGCAAGTTAGTTAGCAAGTGGCTTCAAAATGTAAAATTAGTAGAGAAAAAAGTAGAAAAGAAAAAATTGAAGTCTTTTAAATCTACTGTTAAGAACTATTGCCCTGTTTGTAATATGCAACATACTGGAGAATGTCCACAGGACTTTACTTCTAAGACTTCTGACCCTATGTCAAACACTACAGTTACACCTGGAATATAATAATGGATGAGTTAAAAACAGCAATTAAAGTATTACTGGCTAATGCAACAGTAATGTATTATAAGACACACCAGTTTCATTGGAACGTAGAAGGTATTGAATTTACTCAGTATCATACATTCTTTGAAGAAATATATACTGATGTTTATAACTCTGTAGATCCAACTGCTGAACTACTACGTAAGTTAGATGAGTATGCTCCAGTTAGTATTGATGAACTTTACAAATATAAAACATTAGAAGAAGAAACAACTAGAGTTATCCTTCTTTCTGATATTCTAGCAAGTCTGATTAAGGCAAACGACGAAGTCTTGGCCAGCCTAAATAAAGTGTTCACTATTGCAAATGCGAATAAACAACAAGGCATTTGTAATTTTATTGCTGATAGAATAGATACGCATCAGAAGCATGGTTGGTTCTTACGTGCTTCCGCTAAGAAAATAGGGTAATTATGAAATCGTTTCAAACATACTTAAAAGAAGAAGCTGAAGGCGAAAAACTAAAGCATATTACTCATGCTGAAGATCGCCCATTAATGCATGGTCACGAAGGTTTCGAACATGCTCATGGCGCATTAATGCAGGCGCATGAACATACTAAGGCTGGCGCAAATAATAGCAAGTTAACAATGAAGTATGATGGTTCACCTTCAGTTGTTTTCGGTCACCACCCTAAGAATGGTAAGTTCTTTGTTGGAACAAAAGGTGCGTTCAATAAAGATCCAAAGATTAATCATACTGAAGCAGACATCGATAAAAACCATGGCCATGCTCCAGGGTTAGCAGTTAAACTAAAAGCAGCATTAAAACATCTACCAAAAGTAACACCAAAGACTGGTGTTTACCAAGGTGATATTATGCACTCAGAAGGTGATGTTCACCACGATAAAAAAACTGGTACTTCTAAGTTTACTCCAAATACTATCTCTTATACTGCTCATGGCGATGAAGCCAAGAAAGCTGCTGGCTCTAAGATTGGCGTAGCTGTTCACCAGAAATATGAACATGCTGAGGGTGCAGATAAGAAATCTCTAGAGTCGATGCATGTTACTCCGCATCCTGATACTCATAACTTTGGCGATCATAAAGACGTTCACCTCAAGACTGCTAATCATGAT